TACTATACCGTCTGGTAAACCACCAACAGAAATACCTGTGATAGTACCGTCACCATTTATTTGTATTGCCATTAAACTATTGTATATGTACTACCCGAAGGTATTGTTAATGTTGTACCACTTGCTACCGTGATCGGCCCTGCACTCATAGCGTTTTTGTTTGTGGTTATTGTGTAGTTGTTAGATATAGTCTGTGAGTTTTCATAGATACATCCGTCAGCTACTGTTGTTGCTACACCTGTTAGGTTTGCACCAGACACAGCTGGTAATGTTGAAGGAAACCTTGCATCTGGAATTGTACCAGATGTTAAGTTAGATGCACTTAATGCTGTTAAATCTATAGTATCAAAACTTAATACACCACTACCATTTGTTTTCAAAAATTGTCCGTTAGAACCATCTTCTGGTAAAGTATATGCACTTGTTTTGCTTAAACTACTAGGTCCAGCAAAACTTATGTTGTGAGTATTAGTTGTATCAGTATCAAAAACTACTTTGTAATTAGAACTATTTATCTGTATTTCGTTTTCTGTAGAACATGTAACGCCTGTTGCTCCAGAAGGAAACTGAAGAGTTTGGTTATTAATAGTCTCAAACGTAGGGTCTGCACCATTATTAGCTCGTAAAAACTTACCATTGTTGCTGCTAGTTCCATGCTCAAACTTTGCAAGTGTTATTGATTCGTCTGCAATTTTTGCTGTTGTTACATTTGCATCTGCAATCTTTGCTGTTGTTACTGCACCAGATGCAATCTTAGCAGCTGTTACACTACCAGCACTTGGTTCATTTATATTTACTGTTGACCCGATCGTGATAATGAAGAAATCAACACCAGTAGAAGGAGGGGCAGCAAATATAATGTCCCCGCCGTCAATAGCAAAGCCTTCGCTGGGTTGGCTGGTTCCGCTATTAGGTTTCTGAATGACTCCATTGATGCTAACAATATGTTGCTCGGCAACTGTGCCTGCATTGCTAAGTGTAAATCTATAAGCATTGTCATTGAATGTTGCACTGCCTCCACCAGTTGCTGATGAACTAGATAATGTGTTTATAAAAAACTGTCCGACTGACTGTGTTTCTTCAAACGCACCAGTTGAGCTATTATATACGAGTAATTTATTTGTACCAGTATTAAAGAATAAATCACCAGCGTCGTTATTACTTGTAGGGTTCGACGAGCCAACTCTATATCTTTCGTTGAAATCATTGATGTCTCCACTAAGATTTACTAGGTCGTCTTCTCCAAGTGTAGCTTTGTGGTAGTTATATACCTGACCAGAGCCAGTTGATGTTACGATAAAACGTATACCACTAGCTACAGTAGAACTGTGAAAGTTAGAAGGTATGTTGTTTATTGTAACAGTTGAGCCACCTACAGTTGTAGCTGATGTGCTTGTACCGCTACCATTTACAACAAGACCGCCTGCGTCTGATATACTAACAGCAGCACCAGAAGCCTTTTGTGTATTAGGAAACTGTGTTTCATTTGCTATAGCTGTAAAGCCACCAAATATAGAAAGCTGTCCAGCCACATAGTCAACAATAGCACCAGAAGTTGGTAGCTTAGTATCGTCGTCTGTAACTGTGGTTTGTTTTAGATCACTAGCTAACTTAGCAAGTGTTACATTGCTGTCAGCTATTTTAACTGTTGTTACGTTTGCATCTGTAATTTTAGATGTTGTAACAGAGTTAGAGGCAAGTTTTGCATCAGTTACGCTAGTACCTTGTAGTTTTGCAGTACTAATACTATCGTTAGCTATTTTACCTGATGTGACTGCAAAGTTGTTAATGTCACCTGTGTTTACTGCATCAGGTGCTATCTTAGCTGTTGTTATTGCATCGTCAGCTATGTCTGCTGTAGCAACAGAAAGATTTACAATGTTGTCGCTATTAACTGTTATATCTGTAGGTAGTGTACCACCAGCTAGCTTTGCCATTGTTACAGCATTGTCAGCTATTTTAGTTTCTGTTACTGAGTTGTCTCCAAACTTAGCTGATGTAACAGCACCATCTTGTATCTTAGCACTTGTTATAGCACCGTCTTTTATATCGCTTGTTAATACTGTTTGATTTTGTTCTTCTTGTGCAGCAAACAGTAACTGCTCATGGTTGGCATTAAGGTCAGCTGCCTTGACTGATGACCCTGCCGTATATGTAGCCTTTGCACTATCTACATCTGTATCACGAAAGATACGTATAGCTGCTGGGCTAGCTGGTATGTTGCCTGATGTAAAAACTACATTACCGCCACCTGTAGTAGTGTAGCCTGTAATATTGTAGTGTGTGCCTGATGATTTTATGACACCATCTACATCAACTTTTACGTCAGACTCTTGTATAGAAGGGAAAGAAAACGGCTTAGTAGCGTTCCCATCCCCAGTATAATCTATGAATGTTGTTGCCATTTATTTGTATATGTTGAGGATGTTTGCGGATGCAGTAGTTTGTCTCTTATCAAGTTGTGCAACTTTTTCTAGACGTTGCTTCTCGATTACTTCTACAATCTTAGGATCATCTTTGATAGATGCCCATGCTCTTGCTTTTGCTTGCTTAAACATTCTATCAATAATTCTATTATGGTAGTAATCTCTAGCATTAAATTGAGCACGTTTGCCAGAACGTATGTCAGCATACATCTGTTCCATGGATGCTACCATTCTTTTATCGTTAGCAAATTTATCAAGCTCTAGTTCTAAGTTAAGAGAACCAAGTGCTCGTTGAAACTCTGATCTAATGTAAGGATGATCTGTCAAGTTTGTACCGTCAGGTGCATAGTATGTTGATGTACGAAGATCGTAACCACTATCAAACAGAAACTCTCTACCGGGGCTTTGATCCAAGTTTAGACTAATAGGACTTACAGCGTTATATAGTCTTGTCATAAAGTCCCAATCTTTTAGCGGCTTACCGTTTAGCATATCATACTTGATAGGTAATTGACTAACTGCAAGATTTTCTGTAATTAAGTTTCTGTTACGTACGGACTGAAATACACCTGAGTTTATCTCACGCATGTAAGGAGTAAACAATCTACCTAAGTCATTACGTATACCAGCTAGTGGCACTTGATTGTTAAGTAGTCCAGATATAATACGTCCACCTTGGCCGGGTCTACCAGCAAATAAGTCAACAAAGGACTGTATACCAGCTAGATATGACTTACTTGTAATAGCTTGTGCTATAACGAGTGAGATCTTACCTAGTTCATTTTCTGTCCATTCTTCACCCATAAGTTCACTTGCATCACCTACGTCAGCGATTGTAGACATGATAAGGTTAAATGGTTCAAACTGATCGTAACCAACACGAACAGCACCTATCTTAATTGTTCTAGGCTCCCATTTACCATCTATCCACAACTGTCTTTTTTGTCTGTCAACTGGGCCGTTACCGTTTAGATCACCACGCATCCAAGCCTGTGCTGCCATAAATGTAACGGCAGAACCTATCGCCAATCTGCCTGTTTGTAAGGCACGTGCATTGGCAAGCTCTTCTGCTGTAAAGATACCATACTTGTTTACACTAGCTAGATCGTTAGGATTAGCAAATGCTATATCGTTGAACTCTTTGACTAAGAAGTTAAAACCGGGTGTATACTTACCTGTCAATGCAAGACCGTTTACACCTGTTCTAGCAAACAAAAAGAATGGTTTAGCTAGAGGTGCAGCACTAAATACATCGTTAAGACCTTTTGCAAAGCCTGTAAGTTCCTGTGTTAGTGTAACTTCTTTACGTGCAAACTGTGTAGCTTCGTCAACAATGTTACCCTGTGCGTCAAACACTTGAGAGTAAAAATCATCTTCGTATGCTCGCATCAACTCTTTTGTTATCTTTGGTGTTTTAATACCGTTGTCTTGTAACTCAAGAGCTCTACGCATAGCTTTTTCACGCATCTTAGCACGACCAAGGACAAAACCAAAAGCGTCGTCAGTCGCAGCCATTATTTTTGTAGAGTAAGTCAGTAAGTTATTGTTGTTCATCTGACGTGCCATGTTAGCTACACGAAACGCTGCTGTTTCTCCGGGTGTAGCTCTGCCACTATCTTCTGCCCAACGACGTAATATCTCCCAGTTGTCGTCAGCAGCTGTAAACTCTGTAAAACGTGTCTTTATCTGTCTTATATCACCTTTCCAGTATGAGTTTAGTTTACTTCTAAATAAAGTAAATGACTCTGGTATAGCTTCTATCATACCGTTTACTGCTGCAAGACTAGCTCTTACGTCAGCTACGTTACCATCAAAAGGTAGTCTTAGTATTGCACCTAAGCTTTGTGCCAATGGTCGTAGTACTGTTGCAGTAGATGTACCCATAATAGCTCGGACTGGTGTTTTAGGGCCAGATAGTATGCTGTGTGTCATCACACCTTCTAGCTCACGTATCATAGCACCAGTACGGTTTATACCACCTTCTTTGAGTGCACCACCAAAGATAGTCTTTCTTGCCCAGTTGTCAAAGTCATCTAGTGTATTGACCTCTTCCATCATAGAAAATGCCTCAAACAAAGCGTTTAGTAAATTGTCGTCTTTGTCATTCTTAGCAATCTTAAGTATAGACATGATAGACTCTTTTGTATCTTCCATGGCTTGAGTTGTAGCTTCTTCTACAGTCTTCTTACTTTTCTTGCCAAGACCGAGTTCTCTAAATGAGTCGGACTTTACAAATCTAGCTTTCTTTGTTTCATACAATGCAGTAAGCATAGTATCTATAAGCTGTTTAGCTGGGCCATCTATGTCAGTTACATCTACAAGATCTTGTATTTCTCTACCAGCTACACCTAAATCGCGTACCTGTTTAAGAAGTGAGCCTACTACGAGGTCAGCAATCACTACGTTTTTAGATGTCCATACTTCTACACCATCAATTATGTCAGGGTTAGCTTCTAATAATTCTTTTAGATACTCTTGTGGTGACATATCTACAGCATTTCTGCCCTGTGTAATACGTTGATGTCCTTCGATAGCTTCTTTAAATTTTGCTACTAATGCTTTTCTGTTACCTTTTGCTGCGTCGAGTTCTTTTGCAAACTTTTCTGTGCTCATCAAACTCTTCATAATACGTTCGACCGTAGCGTCGTCTGTACCACCTTCTAAGGCTATTCTTTCTCGTTCTACGGGTGTTGTAACACTACCAGTAGAACCCTCCTCTGAGCCCCATTGAGTACGTGTTTTTGACAACTGCTCACGAGCTGTTTGAGGATCTACTTCTGATATGTGTGCTCCTTGATGTGGTTGAGATATAGGTGCATTTTTATCTGCTCTAAACTCTGTCTCACCTTTACGAAGCTGTGCCAAACCAGCTTGCACTGTTTGGTTTTCTAAACTTTTATTACGTTTTGTTATCTGTTCTATGGCTTTGTCGCCACCTTTCTTTAGTGTGTATGCAAACCCGTCGAAGACTAGACCTATGCCCATACCTTCAACAATATTCTTGAGTTTCATCACAACTGGGTGGTCAGTATCTTTGGTAGATATTGGTGTATCTATCCAGCCAAACCTGTCACGTAATGCACCTAAAGCGTTTTGCTCGTCTGACTCTTTAGATATAAGGTCAGACACAGCTCCTACAGCAGCACCTCTGACTAAGTTAGCTTTTGATAGTGTGAGTAAACCAGCTGGTATTGTTACTGCACCAGTAGCTACGGCTGCCTTGGCTGCCACAACTGTACCGGCTGCTAGTGTACCAAAATGTACTAAGCCACGTAACTGTTTACCCCACCATGTTTTTGTTTCTATTGGGTTATCGTACCCACCAAATGGAGTCCAGTCTGGTCTATATGTACCAGTCTCTTCTCTTTGTCTTTGCATTTCTCCAGATAACGCATCTACTGTACGTTCTGGAAAGGTAGCAAGCGATGATGCAGTGTCTTGAAGACCCCCAGACAATATGGATTGTCCTTCCTTTATGAGTGCCTTAGCACCCCAGTTATCAGCGTTTCTAGGATCATCTTGTACTTCTTTGCTGACCCTTTCCGCATCTTCTAACTGTCCCTGAGATTCTTGCTGTCTTTCTAACGCTCGCTGGTACTCGTCGGCAGCTTGATTTGCACGATCTGTAACGTAATCTACTTCGTCTAGATCGACATTCAATTCTGCACTAGAGTAATTTGAGTCTGTCATCTGTTTTGTGTTAGGTTTCTTTGTCTTTCTCTGTTTCTTTGATAGTTCTGTATCTCGCTTTCAAGACCTAAGACTACGCCTTGTGTAAGATTTTGAAACTGATTCATAGGTATGTTACGTAACTGTGGAAATACATCTAGTAAAGCCTTTTGTTCATTTAGGCCTAGTTTAGTTAGTCTTTTCCAGTTACCTTCTTGTTCATCACCTTCAAACACAGTTGCTTCACCACCTTTTTTGGCTTGTATGATAGCACCTTGAATACTGTTTGTACGATTAGCACGTTGTCTAGTTAATTCTAGTACTAAGAAACTTTGATTTTCTTCAGTAAATAATTCATTTTTAAATTCTGGTGGTAAATATCTTACAGCATCTTTTAGTTCTTGTGCAGTTAGTCCATACAATCCAAAGTTACTACCACCTCTTTCAGCATAAACAAGTAATTGACCTACAGTGAGTTTATCAGCACCTCGCTTTTTAGGGCCAACTGCTGAGTCAAATGACCCTACATCGTTACCTGTTTTAAATCCTTCTAAAATCTTTTTACCTTTTACTGGATCTAGTATTTTAGTGTAAGTTTTAGTAAGATGTGGTTTGACTTCGATTTCGTTCAGCTCTTCTTTTGTAAGCCCATACTGTGGGTCTACTAAGACTCCATCTTCATTTTGTACAAAACGTTGAGCTATATCATTATTCTCATCGTACCCACCGGTAGCTTTAAATCTATCGTTTGCATACTGTTGAGCACTTAAACTTGTATTTCGAGTTACACCTTCAAAATACTTTGGAAACCCAACTAACTCTGGATTCTCATAATGTCTTTTAAGTTGACTTAACGCTTGTTTTTCAAAGACTGATATAGGCTCACCTTGATTTGGTACTTTAACAATATCACTTTTTAAGTATTCAGCATCACGATTTATGTCCTCAGATCTAACCTGTCCACCATTTCTTTCTTCTACTGCACTTCGAGTATAGAGTCCAGCTTTTAAATTCTCAACTACAGTTGTATACATAAGTCTTTGAGCTTCTTCTAGTTCAATACCGTTATCAGTTTGATTCTTTACTAACGCTTTGAAATCACCATAAGCTTTTCTAACTTGATATATTTCGTGATCTTGAAGTTTATAATTTGTATCTTTTTTAAAAACGTTTATAAACTTTCCTTGATAGTCATAATCTAAGTCAGCATTACCAGCCCGGCCTTCATAGGCTCCACCATTTGTTTCACCTTTATTACCAACTTTTAAAGTTCTAACATCAATGTTTGGAAATCTACGTTCTAACTCTTCATACTTTTTCTGTAGTAAACCAGCCGGTATCTTACCCTTGTATTCACGATCTAAGTCATTTAACTCATTCTGTGCTGTTTTTGTGTTAGCTGTAATAGCTCTATCAGTTTCTATAGCTAGCTTTGTTTCTATTTTTTGTATGAGTGAAGAGTTTGCATTTTTACCACCAAATGGCCCGTCAGCATATTTATATAGCTTACCACCGTTACCATCATGCCTATGTAAAGCACCATCAAACAAGTAATTTAAGTGTGATAAATTTAGCTGTGGTTGTTCTGACTCAACTTCAGCAGCAACTCTTGCGAAAAGATAATCAGTAGCTTCTTTTGTTGTATCAAAATTCATAGTATTTTTGATAGTATCTACCAAAGTTACTACGTCGATTGATGTGTTAGTGTTAGCATCGTAGGGTTGTAGGGTATCAACAATAATCTTATCAAGTCTCTTTGTTCTATTTCTTTCAAAGTTTCGATTAGCTTCTGACTTCCAAGTTTGTACATTATTTTCTCTTCTTCGCTTTATATCAGGATATACTTTTTCATAGAATAAACGTCTAAACTGTCTACTGTTGACATCAATACCATACTGTTCAGCTTGTATAAGCATGCCAGTAACCATCAATTCATCAGCAGCAGTATGCAGTTTCATATACTCATCTATGTCAGTTATATCTTTACCACCGTTTTCATTGATAAACTGCTGTCTAGCACCAAAGTAGTTTTCGTTAAGTCTTCTTAGTAACTCTCTTGTAGTAATATTTTCTGGTAACTCAGCGTTTCGAGTTCTTAAAAAGTTTATAGATTCTTCTGTATTTTCTCTGAGAAGCTCATTATCAAACTTAGCATTTTCTAAGTTAAATTTACCATCAGCACCTCTAAGTTTAGTTACTTCATTATTCTCAAGAAAATCCATAGACTCGTTTATCAAGTCTTGAGTTTCTCTTCTCTTCTGAAATGCTTTTACAGCTTGACCGGCTTGATTAGAAAACTGTGCAAGAGACTCTAGGTTTCTCATAGGAGTCTCTGCAATAACTTTCTGTATCTCAGCCATCTGATCGTAGAAACGTTTAGTGTCCTCTATGTTGGCATTGATCTGATCGTTAACATTCTTTGTTAGATCAGGTTCTGTTTCTGCATAGTTAGTACCAGAAATATTGGGTATCTCGTCCCTTTCAGTACCAACTAAATTTCCAAATGATGATGTCATACGAGCTCCATATTAACGTCTATTTTGCTATAGTCTACAGTTAAGTATCCGTCACGTATACCTACAGCTAGAGGATTCTTTTTGACAACATCTTGAGCCATAGCTCCACGCCATCTTTCTTTAAATCCTTTGTAATTAAATTCGTATATCTTATGACCATTAGGTGATACACCAACCTCTTCTATGTTTTCTTTTAGTGTTATGTCTGAAGCTATTATGCCTCCAGCACCCATACCAAGTGGATTGCTCATAATACCTGTTCCAAAAGTTCCAGCAGCCGGAGTAAATGGGGCTACTGTAGGGCCAGCTCCGGGGCCTATAGGAAGACCAGCAAAAGTAGAAGCTATACTTGCTACCTGACTTGCTACCTGTAGAGCACCACCTAATCTGTTTGTAGGAGGCAGCATAACAGGTGCACCATATGCAGCTGGTATACCTAGAGCTTCTCTACCTCTAGCTTGTGCAGCTTGGAACTTACGTACAGCACCTTGTCGAGAATATGCAAGATTACGGCCTAGTACATTATCTATAACGGCTTCTACTTCTGACTGTGCTGCCAGCAATCCTTGATAATTAGCGACACCAAAGCGTCTTGATCTACCACCCTCGTTAACTGTACCTTTTGATCTAAAGTACTTACGAGCAGCGTTTTCTAATTGTTTACGGCCTTTACCTTGTTGGGCAAGTGCACCAGCATAAGCATCACTTTGATCTCGTGATAAACCTATGACATTTCTGTTTTGTGTTCTTTCGAGTTGTGTCTCTTTATTATAGAACTGAAGTCCTTGTTGGGCAAAGATAGCGTCTTTCTGTCTAGCTTGTTCTCTAGCTTGAGCTCTTATCCCTGCATTAGCATCTACGCACACGGCAAAATTCAATAAATGTTAGATTGTTCGGCCCATGTTTTAACTCTCGTAAAAACTTAAAGCCAAGAAACTTTAGCAGTTTTAAATGTGCCTTGTTTCTACTGTCAACTATATTCCAGAGGAGGGGCTCAGGACGGCTATCGACATACCGTTTGGCCTCTCTTGCAAATGTAATTGGGTATCGGTGTATATCAGGGGTGCAAAGCATCCATATATCACCATCTTCTCCTACTCCCGCCATGCCAGCAGTCTTGCCGTCAGGCACTGTAAAATACACGTAGGAGGCGTTGTGACACATCAAACGAGGTAATAGGGCTATTGGTATTCCATGGCCTTCTTCAACCTCTCTGCGGTCATCTGGACGGAGATTAGAGGCAACCTGAGCGGCAGCCTCCAATGTAAGTGGGTGTATGTAATTAGACACGTTTATAATACTTGGGTGAAAAGTCACCTTCCCAAGATACAGAGCGAAGTGTAGCTGGGGCAGGGTGCGACGATGTTAACGTTACGTCTACGTTTGTATTCTTTTCGTATACAGGTACGGTTTGTATGTGTTCCTCTAGATAAGGTGCTCTTGATGCATTGTAGATATCCATGATTGGTGATTCATACACCTCTGTATAATCATTTTTACCTACACGTTCAAGTTTGGTTTCGTATAGACCTACCTTACCAAAGTGAAACTTGATTCTATGTAAAACAAGAGATGAGTTTACATCAGCTCTAGAACTGTTACCTTCTTTTCTAGTTGCATAGAATGTAGGAAACTTAACTTGGTATGGGTATAAGTAGCCTATTGTAAGTGTGACACCTTGCCAGTTACCCGGTACAGTAAAGCTTGTACCTGATACTGTAGCTTTAGCATACCTACCCTGACCATCAGTAGGGGCTGGTGTACCACCTTCGTCAATCACAACTAACTCATGGTTAGGTGACGTAACTGTATTCAGCCAACTGACACCAGAAAAGGTGGTCAGATTCGTAGCTGAGTCAAAGTTGCCGCCGCTAACAGTAGTATGATTATCCACATGTAATAAGAAGTCGACATTGTTTATACTCGTTGAAGGGTCATCTTCAGTCTGCACTAGCTTAATACTTTGTAAATAATAGTCACTATCTAAAAAGAAATATTCATCATTAATAATAAAATGATATATCAATGGATTGTTCAGCTTCCATTTAAACCACGCAGCCTGTTGTCTTTGCTCAGATACTTGAAAATATTTATAACCAAAGACATCATCTGAGCCTGTCTTACCTAACAATATTATAGAGTTTTCTCTAGAGTTTGTCAATAAGTCTATGTCTTTTGGTAATAGTGATGGTACAATTTTACTTACCTCTACTATGTTTGGCTCTCCTTCACGTTGTATGTTTGCCATCTCATTGAAGCGGCTAAACTTACCAGAGTTGTCAACATATGCAAGTGTTGTACCTAGAGATATTGGAGGTATTGTTTCGTTATAATTAAACGTAGATATACTACGCAGCTTTGCAGTATCAGGGTTAAAAACTGTATCATCTGCTGCAAGTAGGAATTGTTGGTTTGTGCTAAATACTACCAAACCAGTGTTCACTTCTATGCCATCAAAGAGTTCTGATGGGAACATAGAGGCAGCTGATATATCAACAGGATCAGCAGCAGATACAGTCAAAGCTGTTTCGTTAAAGAAGTCCGGTTTTCCTAACGTGCCCGGTCGTGATGTTATAACATTTTCACCTGACAGCAGTGCTAGTCTATTACGAAAGAACAATACTTTGTTGATACGTGCACCTACGAAAGAAGGCATTGGATTAGTTGTATCATCACCAACTCTCCTATCTTCATATGTAAACTGCTTGACAGTAAATGTAGTTGTAGCTGTACGTTGTATAACCAGTGGCATGTTTGTAAGAGTCTTAGCTATGCCACCCTTGGCACACTCAGACCAAGAGCCTACTCCATCCCTATCATTTTCGCCATCAAAACGAAGATAGTAGTCATCTTCATCTGACATTCTAGAGTTAGAAATCTTGACTATGTAACCATCTTTACATTGGTTAGGTAAGTTTTGCACATCATTTACAGAAGATTGAAAACATCGCATCAAGTCTTCTTCAACAATCTCTACACTAAATGGGTTAGTGCTAGATAAATAAATACCTGTACCTATGTGTTTACCAGTTATACCTGATGGTAAGTCATCTATAATACCACCAATAATAGTATCAGCAGTAACAGCTGTATCAGCGTCAAAAGGGGTAGGTGCTGGTCGTATAAGGCCGTCACCATTAGAGGATATAGTAGCATTTACTTGTGTACTTTCTATTTCAGTTACGGTTACATCTACATATGCTTGTCCATCAGAGCTATCAGCGTCAGAAGCAGACTCTGGTATAACTCTAACTACATCACCAACAGCCCAACCTTCACCACCATGTAGCAAGACAGCTTCTATATTGTAGCTGCATCTATAGTTTTGACCACCGGGGCCATTCTGACTAGCACTATAGTTAGGGCTAACACCTTGTTGACCTAGTGCAGTAACACGAAATGTTAGATTAGTTTTACCTGATGTAATCGTAGTACCACTACTATTCTTTACATGAGTTATATTCTCTGACGAACCATAGCTACTTTTAGCTGTCACAGCGAACACTTCAGTTCCTATACCGGGGCAGTGACCTGAGCCATCACCCTCGTCATAACTGTTATCTGTAATCTTGATTTTAGTAGCACGTGTCAGTGTAGTGACAGTCGTACCATTGTTTATATTAACACCATACTGTCTACCGTTCTCTGTACGTAAGAGTTCTATGAACCCGAAGTGAGCATCTGGTGTAGTATCTGTAGTTCCCGTTGTCCCAACGAGAGTGTTAGCATTAGTAGTATCACGGTTGGTAACAAAAGTCGTATCATTGATTGTTAAGAACTGTAAGTTTTCTGGTGTGCTTGTAGCTAGATAGTTTTGTATAGCTGTCTGACCACCTGTGCCATAGGCTGTAGTCATCAGTTGTCCATCGCTACAACGCCATACTCTGACTTGGCCATCAGCAGCTACTTGTCCAATGTAAGATCCTTCTGTCTCATCACGAAAGTAATGGAACCACGAACCTCCACTCTGTACACTCGATAGTGCGTCAGTGCCTATACGTTTAGCACCCGGTCTTTTGAACAAACCTTTCGTTAGGTCTGGTATTGCATTTGTTACCTCTGTTACCTGACCGGGAAACTTTAGCTGGTCAGGCTGTTCTGACATTCCTAGTGAGTATTGAGGGATAGTTTGTGTGATACTTGCCATTATCTTCTAAGGTTTCTCCAAGGTTGATAGGTTTGATACGCAGTATCATCTTCAAATCCAAACATACTATGGTCGCCCTGATTGCACTCATACTCCATGAGGGCAGCTCTTGCAAGTGCTTCTTGTTGAGCTAGTAATTTTACCAACTGTGGGTTTGCAACTAGCTTTGTAGCAGCAACTCTAGATGCTCTGTATGTTATGTATCTTCTGAAGATGACTGGTAAGTCTTCAAAGTTATATAATCTGACAACATCGAGATCTAGGTCAGCTGTAAATACATCTGTGTGATCTTGCTTGTCATATATAAATCCATTACGACGTACAAGATTACTGGTACGACGTGCTTGATTATCATGTAAATCCATAGACAATATGTCATTACCAATGGCTATTCTGCCGTTAGCGTCTATTGCAAACTTTACATGCTTTTCTGTGTTATAATGCCACCCCTCTGCCTGCGTGTCTACGTTGGCATCGCGGAGTAGGTTGTAGATCATTGCTACTTCTGGATTATCAAAGTTAAGAGTAGTCAATGGTGATTGTCCGATAGCTCCCAGTATAGAGTTCACTGCGGATAGTTCGGTATCGAGGTCAATAGTTGTGGTTGCCATAAGAAAAAAGGAGGCCGAAGCCTCCGTATAGAATATAAATTAGAAGCCTGATGGCTTTGTAGCTGTTCCAGCAAATAGCTCAACAGCAGCAGCAGGGTTAAGTGCGTCTGCTCCCATAGCTAGGCGACCTAAGATTACGTCACCTTGGTATACAACTG